TAGTGTGCCATTTAATAAAGATAATGCTCTTGTAGAATTTAAAGTCAAAGCATCGGAACAAGCAAACGTACCACCTAAACCATTAATATTTAATCCAAAATCCATTGTCTGACCAGCACTAGTTATTGTTTTTGTGCCAGAAGTTGCCTTCATTTCCACGTTAACTGTTGAGCCAGTAATACCCATTGTTGGGTTTAAAATTAAATCCCCATACATATTTACTGCGCCAACGAGCCAACTACCGGGAGTTGTAAATGTACTTGTTCCACCATTGGAAAAGTCAATAGTTCCATAAGACCTAGCACCATTAAAATTAACAATGTCTGTGCCAGCGGTAATAAAATAATCTAAAAGATTAACTCCTTCAATACCACCACCCCCACTAGTTGGACCAGATATAGCTCTTTGCCCTACACTACCGCTATAGGCAAGTTCAATACGTTTGCTACCCGTTACGGTAAGCCCTGTGGCAGTATTTGTGCTGCATACGGTTGCTCCGCTACCAGTAACTACTATTTTTCCTGTACCCATAGCCAAGGTTCGGGTGGTTGCTGCGCTTCCAGAAAAAATTCCTGCGGTTGCCGTGTAGTTATTTAAGTTAAGAGTTCCACCATTAAGTGCAAGTGTTCTTGTATCGCCAAGTGTTAATGCATCTTGTAATTGCCAAGTACCACCTATCCCGGCAAAGTTAAATGGTCTGTCAAAAGTTACACCAGCAGTAGTAACGGTTTTAGTTCCAGATGTGGCTAAAAAACTCAAAGTACCCGTGCCGGCAGTTTGAGACATATTGGTAGACGCTTTAAAGTTGCCATATACATTATTAAATTGCGCTGAAAGACTTCCACCAAACCCAGTTGGATTAACCCCATCCGTAAAATCAAGATTTAATACGCTTGTATTAGCGGAGGTCATGCTAAAAGTGCCAGTACCAGCAGTAACCCTAAAAGATATTGCATTTGCCTCAGACACAAGACCGGTATTTAATGTTCTTGCTCCCGAACTCGAGTCGGTACAAATAACTTGAGGTGTTCCAGTTACAGTACAATTTGTTGAACCAACCCAAATTGTTCCAACACCAGAAAGATTAATTGTTGCTGTACCAAAAGCCAAAGCAGTTACATTAGAAGTGTTTGTGGAAAATAATCCAGTACTCAACGTATAACTAGAGAGGTTAAGCGTTCCAGCAGTTAGTGTTGTTGTAACTGTACTAGGTTGTGTAAACGCACTTCCAAGCGTTAATGTTCCTGTTGGCGCACTAACTGTTAATGGTGGTGTAAATGTAGCGCCGTTAGATGTAAATGTGCTAGAGACACCATAGGCAGAATAAGAATATGCGCCTGTTCCTGTAGTAACAGTTGCTGATTGCAAAGTAACACTACCAAAAATTCTTGGTGCTTGTGTTCCACTTGCAAGCGTCATTGCACCTGTTTTGGTAATATTAAGTGTTCCAATATTCCAAATGGTGTTAATTGTAATAATTCCAGTAACACTACCTGTATCATCAAATACCGCAGTATCTTGCGCTAATGGAAAATTATTGACTGCGGGTGTTCCGCCAGAAGAAGTTGCCCAACCAGTAGCATTCCAGTTTTGTGCCCCAGCTAGGTTCCAATAAACAGTTTTACCCGCACCAAAAGTAATATTTGAGTTATTTGTGCAATTTCCTAGTCGAGTACCTGACCATGTTCCTGATGCGCCAGCGGCAACCGTATCTTGAAAATCTACATCAGCCAATGTAGCAATTGTTGCAACCGTTAATGTGCGCTGAGTGCCAATTACATCCGAACGAACAAGAACTCGCAAAACTGCGGTGTTTGCCGCACCAAGAGTCAATGTGCCCGTAATTGTTTGATTGGCAGAAAGTACTACAGCTCGTAATGTTACTGTTGGACTTGATTGATTTAAAGTAGCAAAGGTATTTGCGCCTTGAATTGTAGAAGTTCCTAAGGCTGTAGATGTAAGGTTAACTATGTTGTAAGTTAACCCACCGCCGTTAATTGTAGGGTTTGCATTGCTAAGACTAATTGTTGATGTGCCAGCATTAAAGGTTAAATTTGCTGTATTAGACGCATTTATGCCTGTTGCTGCCGTACAAGTTATAGCAGACGAACCAAGAGAAACAGACCGAACACCTGAGCCTTGAAAAGTTAATGTCGCTACAGAAAAAGCAAAATTTGCCGTGCTATAACTACCAGCAATAGAAAAAATAGTGCCAGTACTTGTATAGTTACTACCAAAAGTCCACCCACCCCCAACGCCATTTATATTTAAAGCCATTATGCCTAATGCTACGTTATTGGTGGTGATTGTCTTGCCAGTAGTAGTCGCACTAAAAGTAATAGCCGCACCATTTGTAGTAGTAAATGCTACACCAGTAGCTGCATTAGTCCAACTTCCAAATACGTTAATAACAGAAGTGGCGCTAGATGTTATTGTGACATTACCAGCAGCAGGACCAGCAATAGTTACATCTAAACAAACAGCGTCTGTTCCAATTGTGACAGCATACGCAGTAGCATTAGATAGTGTGTTAAAAATAACATTATCGGCGGATGTTGGTGGTCCAGCGCCTCCAAGACCACCAGATGTCGTACTCCAGTTAGTTGTGGTTGTAGCATCCCAAGTGCCTGCACCACCACGCCAATAGTAGGTCGCCATGTTATTCTTCTACCGCAGGCGTATCAACAGGTTCATTAACCACAGGTGGTGGGTTATCAATAAAATCTTTCCACTTATCATAGCGAGCCTGTTTCATTGCTTCGATTTCAGCATCAGTTAGGCTGTGGTCATCTGCTAAATGCAACGCATCTCTGAATCCATTGATTTCAAAATCAATTTTAATCATAATACCCCGCTTTAAGTTGTAGATAAACGAAGCAAAGCTGCGGTTGTGCTGTTAGTTGGCATTGTTAAAGTAAATGTTCCAGCAGTAATAGTTTGTGCACCAAACGTATGAACAGACACCGCCTTATTACCTTGAGTTGAGTTATACAACAACATAGTGTTAAACGAAGTTGTCAAAGTTACTGTTGTGTAAACAATACTTGCAGATGGTGTCCAGTACCCTACACCAGCGGTTACAGACGAATTAGTAGCTATAGGAGCCGTAGCGTTTGTTACTGTTACGCCACCAGCAGTATAACCCGTGCCGGTAACTTCACCAGTAGCACTATAAATCGTTGTAGAAGCATTAAGAGTAGCAGAGGTTAAATATAAAGCAGCTTTAAATGTGTCTGCGGCAGTCGAAGCCCGTATAGGAGCAACCCCAAAATTATGGGTCCCAGTCATTAATTGACCAAGAAAAGATGTACACATACTTTGGGTGTTTGCCATAATATATCCTTTAAATAATAGATTCTGCTACACCAGCCATTAGCGGGGTAGTTTTAAGAGTTACATGAGCAGAACGATGGACTAGTTCACCGTCTAGCCAGTATTCTACCCAATTAGTTGATTCAATATTGTTATCGACTGAACCTTCTTTTTTCTCTAAAAGGGAGTCATCCATCTCGCCTTTTGTTGTTGTAATTAACATAATATCCTAAGAAATAGTTATTACTGCCGTTGTTGAGCTAGGTGTTGGGAACGTAATTGTAAACGTGCCTGTTGTTGTTTTATCTGAACCAAAATTTAAAACTGCTACTGTTGCACTTGTTGTACTATTGTAAATCAACGCACCCCTACAAGTAAAGGATGCGCTTGTCCAAGTTACTGGGTCAAACGATACAAAAGCTATATTGTTTGTGGTGTCCCCAGTAGGTATGTTTGATATGGTTAAAGTATTTCCGCCAGCTGTATATCCTGTACCAACAACCTCGCCTGTAGTCGTATAAGCCGCTGTAGTGTTATTTAAAGTAGCGTTTGCAGTATACAAAGCAATTTTGTAAGTATAAGAAGTTCCAGTATTAAAATTAACCAATCCACTGAGTGCATCAGTCTTAAACTGTGTAGTTTGTCCTTGAACTATGGTCACGATACAACATTCCCTTTAAGGTTTGTGTTTAGTTTAGTTTGACCATCTCTATATGCATCGCCACGTTCTAGACCATCACCAAGGCGTTTAGCTAGGGCTACAGCTTCAGTAAACTTCTGCTCGTAATAAGTGACCATATCCTGCTCACCCTTCATAAATATCATGGCTTCCCGCATTGCACCATACAGCAGAACAGGGTCAAAGTTATCGCCAAGCCAAGAAGTGCCATTAGAGTTATTAACTGTTAACACAGGTATAGAGAACCCAGAACCAGAACCAACGCCAATATTAGCTGCGTCAAAACTTAAGTTGTCGCCTACTATATAAAAGTTACCACCATTAGTTAAAGTCACGCCTGTAACTATACCGCCAGCAATAGTAATTGTAGCTACAGCTCCTGCACCCGAACCACCTGTTAACGGAATATTTGTGTAAGTGCCGTTAGTGTATAAAGTTCCGCCAGTAATAGTGCTTAAAGTTGTAATAATACCCTGCACAATAGATGCTGGATAAAAGAAATAATGCAGTTCTGCGGTATATGTCTGGTCTGGCGTTGGACCTACAATAGCTACTAATTCTACATTATTTGTGTTTTGCGGGTATTGTGGACCAAATAAGGCGTAATACTGCGGTGTACCTGTATCAGTTGCTTTAGGGTAAGCCTGTCTAATAAAGTTTACATCTTTATTAAGTAAATACTCGTAACCATCAGTTGTTACTACAGCCAAAGAATAAGTAGATAAAAAATCATCCGGTAAGGCTAGGTATTGATTACCTGTAGTTAGAGTACCTGTTACGTTTTTGCGTAATGAAGGAAACTGTATCATATTAAAGATACGTTCTTCCGCCTGTTGTACAAACGTAGGAATGCTCGCTACAAAGAGCGCTTCCGTATTCTCAGCGTAGTTCTGAATTGTTTGATACAACGTCACATAATTCATTATGCCATTGGCCCTCTGCACATAAAGCCTTTAGTAGCCGCTCCTGCACCACGCATCTTAATACCTGATGTTTTAACTTCTGTGTTTTGACCTTTTGAAATACGCCCAACAGACATTTTAATCTCGTCTGCAAAATTAACACTTTGAGGTTTACCAGCGTCTTTAGCGGTTAGCTTTTTACCGTCCATAGTATGTGGTTCTGCGTAAACAGACGCAGGTCCGACTTCTTTACCATCTTGTTTCATGCTGTATTTAGCCATTATCTACCCCTTTGTGCAGCTACTTTAGCCATATTACGTCCCATAGACTTCATAGCTTCGTTAGTTTTGCCGCCTCTAAGTGAACCTTTACCACCCTTAGCACCTGACTTAATGCCAACGCTAGGTCCAGTATCACCTAAGTTTGTGCCTTTAGTTTTACCCTTTTTTGTTACGCCGTCAGCGGCTGATCTATATCCCATTATACACTCCTATGTTGTTGAGATTGTTACACTATTTACAGTCCCCGTTGCCACAAGTGCATTGGGAGTTAAAACCCTATCAAAGCCACTAGAGCCACCTACTGGTGCCCAGCCCCATTCAAATATTCTACTACCAACTGAGCTAACCCCTACACCTGCTGTTGTATCGCCGCCATTTACATTAGTCTGTAAACCCGTACGTCCTGCTTGATAATACGTG